TGAGCCCCGGCCCACGCCACCGCTCGGCGGCGAACCCGAGGCGCCCTTAGCTCAGCTGGATAGAGCACCCGCCTTCTAAGCGGACGGTCGCAGGTTCGAATCCTGCAGGGCGCGCCAGGGTTTCAGCCGATTTGGTCATGACGGTTTTACCTGGGGTTTTACACTCGTTGATCACGCTACGTTCTTCGGACGGCCTGCACGATGCCGGGTCGGCTCCGCCATCCAGGCCTGGACCCGCTTCAACCGCAGCGGATTGGCAAGCGCGATCGCCTCGATATCGTTCAGGAGATCGGTGCCCGGACGAAACCATTCGCCGTGGGCCCGGAGCCGCGCGTACCGCTGATGGAGCCGGGCCTCCATGGCCCCTCCTTCATGGCAGACGCTGACGGCCAGCAAGTCCAGCTGATCTGGCGAAGCCCCCATCAGCGACCGGAGCCGCGCTAGCAAATCGTTCGCGACCCCGATCTTAATGAGCCTCAGCTTTCGCGCCTGGAGGAAGTAGACCTCGCGCGATGCGTTGCGCACAAAGGTCGGGGTTAAGCCCCCGTCGGCCCGGACTTTCATGTTCGTCCCCTCCGATTGAGCCTAAGTCCAGCGCAAACGCGGCCACGCCAGCGTCGCTCAGCGACACAGGCCAAGGATTTCCCAAGCCGTCGTTGACCCTCGACCTGTGGCCAAACCGCCTCGTCGACGGCGGAGCGGTTGATCATCCACATCATGGTGACCCGTTTCTAGTCCTCGGACCTAGTGTGAGCGCTGGCTGTTCTGCTTTCGAGCTCATCGATGCGCCGGATGCGGTCGCGCAGCAGCTCGTCCTTCTTGACGTAGACGTTGATCAGCCGCTCGACGTGATCCTCGGACCAGGTGAAGATCTCGGCGATCTCGCGCACGGTGAGGCCAGCCAGAAACATTTTCGTCGCAGCGGTGCCGCGCAGATCATGGAAGTGCTTGTCGACGCCGGCGGCGTTCTTGGCCCTGATGAAGGAGGCGTCGAAGCCGGTTTTCCAGCTGACCTTGTCCGTGTTGGTCAGGATTGTGGTGGCCCTCTTGGGAATCTCCTGCAGGAGGCCGCGCAGCGAGCTGTAGAGCGGAATGACGGCTGTTTTCCGCTCGCCACTCTTTCCGGTGCGGATCTCGATCGAGTGGCCCTGGACGTGCGACCACGACAGGCGCAGGACGTCGCTCTTGCGCAGTCCGGTCATGGCCGCCAGTCGAACTGCCCACATCACCTCGGTCGAGGCCTTGCTGGCGAGGGCGGCCATATCGTCGTCGGTCCAGATGATCTCCGAGCGGTCGCTCCTGTAGATGCGCGGGACGCCGGTGCAGGCGTTGACCTGCAGCTGCCCCTCGGCAATGCCGAACGACAGGACCCGGGACAGCACCTGCAGGGCCATGTCGGCCTGGCGCGGCGTGTGCTTCATCTCGTCCCGCCACTTCCGGATTGCCACGCGCATCAGAGGGCGGTCGAAGGCGCCGATGCTGAGCCCGCCGAACCGGGTCTGGATTCGGTCCAGAAACGGCTTCCAGTTCTTGCGGGTCTTGTCGGACAGGTTTTTCCAGTCGTCGCTCGCGCGATAGCTGGCGAGCAGGCCGGAAATCTTGGTGCGGTCACCAGTCGTGCGGGCGGCGACCAGATCCGCCAGCTCCTTGACGAATTCCGGCGTGCCCGGCTCGCTGAGCAGCCTCGGGCCTCCGCGCCAGGCGTAGACGTAGGTCCGCCCCTTCGCCTTAACGACGTGGACGCCCTTAATGTCGAGCATCGCCATCGCTTTCCAGCAGTCCGCGAATCTCCGCGTCCAGCGCGGCCTCGTCAGCCTGCTTGAGATCGACACCCAAAGGCAAGATGCGGGTGCGCCCGTGCTCGTCGATGATCACCTGGTGCTGTCCGCCCGCGATGGCCATCTCGACCGCGCGGGTCGCGAGGGCGGTGCGGGTGCGCGCGCTGAGGGGCTTCTGGCTCATCTTACGGCCACCAGGTCGGCGACGCGGCGGAAGTCGGCCGGGCGGAGCTGGACGAAGGTGCGACCGGTGTCTGTGTCTGCCGGCAGGCTGATCAGGACCGGGTTCTGTCCCTCGGCCAGCACCAGGGCGCATCGGGCGAAGGGCGCGAGCGCCTCGGTGAGGGCGGCGATCAGGGCGGCCTGCTCGGCCTGCCGGTCGATCATGTTCACGATCTCGGCCCTGTGGCGCCACAGGATGCGCTGGAAGGCTTCGGCATCGAGCATCCGCTGACCACGCACGGCAAGCGCGGTCTCGGCCACGCTGGCGGCGTGGCCCAGACGGATTTCCTCGGCCGCAGCGGCATGCATCAGTCGGCGGCCCTCGTCAGATCCTCCAGCCGAAGTCCGGCGAGCTCCGTGAGTTTTTGCACAGCGAGTGCCAAGCGGAACTTGGTCTCGAAATGCCTCCCTTCGGCGATCAGGGCGCTCACCAGCTCGGTAACAGCCGGTCGCAGCTCGCCCCGGGCCAGCTGGGCAGCCAACAGACCGGCTTCCGTCTCGACTACGGACCGTCTGTCCCACGCCCGGCGCGAGTGCTCGTAGCGCAGCTGCTTGCGCTGACCTTCGCTGAGGTTCGGCCCGTCCGGCTTCTTCTTGTCAGGCCACGCCTCGAGGCGGTCGGCCTGCTGCAGGGACAGCTCGACGGCCTCGATCGGCGCACCCGCCTTCGCGGCAAGATTGGCCCAGGCGCGCACGGCCTCGGCCCCGACCGCGTCGCGCCCGCGAATGACGAAGATCGGCTCCCCGGGCTCGAGCGTGGTCAGGTTGACCGTCTGGTCATAGTCGGCCCGGCCGGTCGAGGCGCGCATCAGGCGGCCTCGAGTTCGCGCGCCACTTCCCCGGCCGAGGGCCCGGCGATGGCGCGGGCGACACTGACCAGCGAATGCTGGCGCTCCCGTGACATGCTGACAAACAAACCGGCCAGTTCGCGCCCGTTGCCGGTCGAGGCCAGCTGGTCGATAGCCGAGGGCTCGGCAGTGCGGGCGGGCTGGCCTTCCTCGCGCGGCGGAAAAAGGTCCTGGACTTCGACCTTCAGGAAGTCGGCGATCATGACCAGTTTGGACGCCGAGACGCGGTTGACGCCCTTCTCGTACTTCTGGACCTGCTGAAAGGTCACGCCGATTGCGGCGCCCAGCTGCGACTGATTGAGGTCTCGGGCCAGTCGCAGGCGGGCGATGCGCTTGCCGACCTGGACGTCGATCGGGTGAGGGGTTCGGGCAGTGTCGGTCATGGTCAGGCTCCGGGGTTCAGGATGGATGCGGCCAGCCAGGCGAGGGCATAGGCCGCGAGAAGGATGGCCAGCAGGCCGAGGAAGTGCCGGCGCTTCATCCGCGCCGCTCGGGCCAGAAGCGCCAGATCACCAGCACGGCCAGGGCGCCGAAGATCGTGAAAGGCCGGCCGATCACCAGCGTGTCGATCAGGCCGAGACCGATGCCGGCGACGGCGACGCCGGCGAACAGCCACACGACCGGGTTACGCGGTCGCCGCCGCTCGGGCAGGCGGCTGAGATAGGCGAGCGGGCGGCTGGCGCCGACCTCGCTGCCGACGATGTTGTGCTGGGTCATTTGACGAGCTCCAGAAGGGCCGCATCGCGCGCGGCGGTCAGTTCGGTGAAGGCCTCGGCCGAGCCGCCCTTGGCGTCCGGGTGCCGCTCGCGCGACAGGCGGCGGAAGCGGTCACGGATCGCGCCCTCGATGCCCTCGGCCGACAGGCCGAGGTGGCCGGGGAAGTCCGGGGGGAATTCCATGATCTCGCGCCAGCTGCGGCTCGAGGTCTGGACGCCGCCCCCGGGCGGGGGCAGGGCGCTGAACGCCTGCAGGGTGTCCTCGGCCGAGGCGACCCCGTGTCGGGTGATCGCCCGCGTCGCGTTGATGTGGGCGGCCAGCGCGGCGATGTTTTGCTCGACCTTGGTATAGGTGTCACAGGCTAGGGCGTAGGCCCGCCCCTTGAGGCTGAAATAGACGCAGGCCCCGGGGTCGTGCGGCGCGGCCTGGCCAGAGCGAGGCCGGCCATCCAGGCGTGTCTCGAGGTTGGTCGACAGGAGCGCGTATTGCCCGCCCAGCAGCTCGATCTCGGTGTCGAGGCGATCGCTCGCGCCGGCGACGGTTATGTCGGTCGGATAGCGGGCGGACCCCTGATGCTTGAATCGGCCCGGCTTGCGAGCCGAGGGCGCCGTGCGCGGCCGATGCGCGGGCCAGGCGAGGGGATAGGCGCGAGGCTGGCTCATTGGCTGGCACTCCGGACAGGGGCGGGAAGGTCAGCGTCAAGGCGCGCGTAGTCGCACAGCGTCCAAGCGCCGATGGTCAGGACGAAGAGGATCAGCGCGGCCAAGAACAGATCGAATGCCTTGTTGGCGACGATGGCCCGCAACCCTCCTACCGGGTACCAAATCCAGCCGAGCAAGCTGGTCGGTTCCGATGGTTCAGGATCGGCCAGACTGAAGAGCTGGAAGCACACCCAGCACCAGGCCAACGCGGCCAGAAGGATCGAAAGGATGATCATGTCACCGCCGCTCCCTCTGCTTGATCGTGTCGACCTGGTCTGCGACGCAGCGCAGGGCCGTGGTGGCCTCGTCCTGATGGATGGGGTGCGCGGACATGGCGACGGACTCCACCTTGTCGGCTTCGCCCGGCTTCCACAGCACCAAGGCGAAGGCCAGGCCGGAGCCCTCGAGGCGGCGGTGGATCTCCGCGCAGATCTGATCGGCGACGGCGCTCACGGGAGACGCTCCGCTTCGCTCAGGCCCGCCGGCGTCAGCCAGTAGACCGTCTTCTGGCTGCCCAGCCCGCCACCGGCGCCGGCGCGCAGCGTCTTTGCCTCGGCCCAGCCGCAGGTGACCAGGCGCGACAGAACCCCCGCATTGAACGGCTTTCCGTCGTAGGGGCCCAGCGCGCTCTGCAGGCTGGTCGCGCCGGCGCGCTGCAGGACCTGCAGCTGCTCGAGCATCTTGGGGGTGACAGGCGCGCTGGGCATCAGATTTCACCCAAGGCGGACAGGTAGAGGTCGAGGATGGCCTCTTCCTCCTGACGCTTGGCCTTGTCCTGCTTCCGGATGCGCAGCACCTTGCGCAGCACCTTCACGTCATAGCCCTCGCCCTTGGCTTCAGCGAAGACCTCCTTCATGTCGCCCATGACGGCCTGCTTGTCCTCTTCGAGGCGCTCGAGGCGTTCGACCACGGAGCGCAGCCGCCCCTGGGCCGTCGACGTCAGGACGTCGGGCGAAGCGTCGAAATTGGCGTCGTCAGCCATGGGCAGGGACCTCCGGAATGGCAGGCGCGGCAGGCTGGGCCTCATAGGCCACGCCGCAGAAAGGACAGTAGGTCGGGACGCAGAACACCGGCGCCTTGCCGCGCGGGGCGATCTTTTCGACGGCGATGGTCGCGGTGGCGCGATAGCCGCTCAGCACGACGGTCCTGATCAGGCGGGTGTTGCGCCCGGCCAGCTCGGCATCGATCTCGTTCAGGCATTGGCAGGCCATCAGAACCCGCCCTCCGCTTCGAGGCCGACCGGTGTGAGGCACACGATCATCCCGCCGTCGGCGTGACGGTGCGGGTTGGCGATGCCACCGAGGATCAGCACCGGAACAGCTCCGATCGGATCGAAGAAGACCGGGCTGTCCGGCAGGGCCAGCGCCTCGAGGTGCGCGATCAGCTGTTTGACGGTCATCACGTCAGGCGACCATGGGCGCGCGGACGTCGGCCGCGTTGGCCGCGCCCTGGGTCGGGCGGTACTGGCTCTGGCGCAGCTCGTATTCCGCACCATCGAGGTCCGTGGCGACCGGCCAGACGGTTCCGGCCTCGATCGTCACGATGCCGACGACCCTCACCGGCGCGCCGTCGAGGTCGACGCCCTCGATCGTCATGGTCGCGCTCGAGCGCTTGGCCTTCCAGTCATGGATGATACGCATGGTGATGGTCCTTTCAGTGGGTTCTCAGGGCTTGGTGGGAGGGCAGGCTGCGCCAGTACTCGAGGCCCTCGGCCGTGAACTCGGCCGAGCACAGGCAGCGCAGGCTTTCGGGGTTCAGGTGACGGTGGCCGCATCGCGGGCAGTCGATCTTGCCGTGATGCAGCGAGACACCCTGCAGCTGGGGAAGGGCGGGAGCGGTCATTGCTCGGCCCTTGCGTTCTCGAGGTGAGCCCGGGCGGCACGCAGCCAGTTTTTCAGGCAGCCGTGCAGGCCGGCGGTGCAGGTGGACGACACCCCGGCAATCCGGACGCGGCATCCATCCCAGCGGTCGTTGATGCGGGCACCGAGGCGTTCCGTCAGGTCATCGCCGCAGCGCTTCATGACGTCGCGGTGCCTGTCCCACCAATCCAGACCCGCCCCCTCGCGAGGGCCGATCTCGGCCTCGGCGGCCGCCACGGCCTTCTCGACCTGGTCGATGGCATGCTGCAGGTCGACCTTCATGCTCTGGCCCTCCGCCGCATCCGCTTGGCCTTGCGGATAGCGCGCGCCAGATCGCGGCGGCGTTGCTCGAGGACCGAGACCACTTCGTCACAGGCCTCGAGTTTGGTGTCGAAGCCGCCTATCGGGTCGCGCTTGACGTCAAAGTCGTGGCCGACCAGCTTGAAGGTCACGGTCCAGCTCATTGACGCGGCATCCCCGCCTCGAGGGCCGCGAGGGCGTGCACAGGCGTCCGGCCGATCAGGGCATTGAGTGCGACATTGCAGTCGCGGCGGGAAACTCCCGTGATCATGGCGACGGTCTCGAGGCTGCCGTGCTCGCGCATCAGCTGGCGCAGCTCGGTCAAAGAGTCGACCGTCCAACCCGACCGGGGAGGGGGCAGATCGCAGTCGCAGCGGTTCATCGCCCCGCATGCGCAGAAGCGCCGCACGATGAGGTCGATGGGCACGGGAGCGACCGAGACGCCGACGTAGGTCACGCGGCCTCCAGCGGTTCGCCATGCTCGGGCCACTCGACCCAGCACAGGCTGTCTAAAGCGTCGAAGACAAGGTCGTAGAGACCAGCCCGCCCCCGGATGCCCCAGAGTTCCCGCGTGGGGTCTTCCTTCTGCATCTGGGAGGCGATCTGCAGATTGTCGGCCGCGTTGCAGAGCAGGGCCGCGCCGCGCTCCTGGCCCTGGTACTTGAGCTCGGCCTGCAGGCTGCGGGCGGTCAGGGCGAGGGCAGGGTGGTCGATCGGCTGACGGAGGAAGGCGCCGCTGTTGGGGTCAACGATCGCTTCCAGCGTCTGGCGCAGGCTGCTGATGCGGCTCTGCAGGTCGGGTGCGTCGGTTGTCTGCACGGGTCTCTCCCTCAATCTGAGGGGGAGTTGTGAAGAATGAAACTTATCCCGTCAACCCGAAAGTTGTGACAAATGAAACTACGGGAGGATCCCATCTGCGAAGAGCGCAGCGCAATCCTCTTCGTGAATCACCGTGGCTCCGATCTCGCCGGCTCGCTGGAGCTTCGCCCATCCGGCGTTGGGGCCAGCCACAAGGACGGTAAGCTCGTTGGTAACGGTCGTCCGGACCACGAGCCCAGCACAGCGCGCCGCCTCCTCTAACCTCGCGCGCTCGCCCTTCTTGAAGCCGGTGAACAGGATATCCGCCGCTCGCCTTGGCGCTGGAGGCGGTGCCGGCTCCTCGGCCTGGTGGGGCTTGTAGACACCGATAGGTAACTCAAGCCACTCGACTATTCTTTGCTTACTGAAGCTGCGTACGGCGCCCGTCAGCTCGCAGTACCCAATAATGAAGGTCGGAAAATCGCGCCAGCGCGATAAGATACGCTCTGAAATCGTGCCGTCTTTGCTCTCGTAAAGGAAAAGCAAGTCGTCCAAGGTGACCTCCGTCGATACGACGGACGCCGATCATTCACGCGGCCCTACGGCGGGATGTCTCATTAGGAGTAGGGGTTTTGCGCCCTTTACCTGATGGTACAGCTTCCGGCGTTTGGGAGCCGTTCGCAGCAATTGCGCGCGCGGCGTCCCTTAGGCTCCGAAGGGCTATGGCCTCGCCTGGCGACATCAGCAACTCATAAGGCTGGATGCCCAGGAAGCCGGCGATCTCGTTTACGGTGTCGCGGCGGTAGGGCTGCCTGCCATGCCAAACGTGGTTTGCCCTGGATTTGTCCCAGCCGAGCTCGTTGACGAGGGCGGCCTGCCTCTTGCCGAAGTGGCCAAACCACTCCTGCAAATACCAGTTGGGCTGATCGATAGCGTCCACTTGGACAGTCTCAATCACCACGCCGATTGGGTCGTTCGCGAATTCCTCAACCGGCGCGCTTGACTCAAAGTTTCGATTAACACAACCTTCCGCCATGTTGCTTCGCAGATGGCGAGAATCAAAAGGTTGGACGCAGGAGCACCTAGCCATTCAGCTGGGCCTCCGGTCGAAGGGGCATGTCTCGCGCCTTGAGCGCGGCCTCGGCCTCACAACCGACCTCGCCATAGCCCTCGACCGGCTCAGCGACGGCGCCCTGCCCGTCGCCTCCCTCCGCCCCGATCTGCACGACGTCCGCGTCGTGCGAACGGCCGCAGCGCCCGAGGCCCGTCCATGAGCGACACCTGGAAGGGCGTTCCGCCCGCGTCTCAGCACCCACCCGGCCGGCCCTTCAGTGACAAACAGGAGGCGCGGATCCGCGAAATCGTGCGGGAGGAAGTGTCGACGCTCGGGCGCGAGGGTGCGGAGCGCGCTCTCCTCGAACTCCAGCGAAGCACCCCCGCCCATCGAGCGAGGTCCCTTGATGAGTAGGCTACTCGTCCGTCGGCGTGACTCTCTCTTCGATTTTGACAAGCAGCTCGGCAATGGCGGCTGCGGCCGGGTCGTCCGTACCTGGTCCCGGGATGTGCTTGCGCGCCATCTCAGGCAGAGCAGCGCGCAGGAGCCGAATATTGGTCGGGTCTCTGAAAGCCAGCAACATAAGGATGTCGAGGGTGACGGCTTCGAGGGCGCGATGCTCGGCCTCAAGAGTCCGCACGCGAGCTTCCAGTTCGAAGGCCATCCGAATCTCTCCTTGGTGTGTGTCAGCCCTGCCAGGTAGAGGCCCCCGCCGGCGCGTCCACACGCATGCGCGCGTCGGCGGGGCAGCCGACCCGCAAGGCTGCCTGACATGGCCCTGCGCACCCCGCATCACCCCAGCCTCGCCGCCCGCCTGACCGGTGCGGTTGAGCGCCCCGCCGACGCGTCGCCTCCCCTCGGACGTCGGCGGGGCGTCGCTTTTGCAGCAGGGCGGAATCGGTGAGGGCGGGGCGTCGGACCCCGGCGCCCATGACTCGGACTGTCACTCCGACCGAATCAAGTTCCCGATTCGTACCATTGGTTAACAGACTGTTTTCTTGTCGCTTTGCAAGGGGCCGGTTGACGGCCCTGCGGCGAAGCCTTCTCGCCCGCCTTGGCCAGGACCGCGAGCGACAGGTCCCCTTTGCGGATGAAGCGCTGACAGGCCCGACCGACTGCCCGGTCGCGGAGCCAGCCCCCGCAATCATGACGTGCCCATCCACATCGGCAAGCCGAGCGTGTCGGCCGCTCAAGGGCGGTCGCGGCCGCGCGGCCACCGGGTCGCCTTGCCCCGCCGGGGGCGGACCTTCGCGGCTCGGGACGTGCCCGTCTCGTCTCCCGCCACAGCGGGCCGACGCGATCGCCTTGCCTTCATCACAGCCAACCATGGCCGCCTTACGGACGGTCATCGGGACGCCTTTTGCTCAACGCGCGGCACCGCTCGCCGCGTGACCGTGAGCCTGTGCGCCAAGCTGACCGGTTGTCAGGCGGATTCGTGAAGGACGAATCCCATGAACGTGCGACAGCACGCCTTCTATGCGCGCGCCCTGCAGGACGCCTGCGGAGGCCCGGACAAATGCCTCGAGCTCCTCGAGGACACCCCCTTCAAGATGGGGCGCACCCACCTCTATGACTGCCGGGATCCCGCCAAGGGGCGGACCATGCCGATCGGCGCCATCGCCTTCCTCGAGGCGCATCAGAACTGGCGTCTCTACAGCGCCACCCTCGCGCGCCAGCTGGCCCAGCCGTCGGACGCGATCTGCGCCCTGAGCGAGGCCTGCGAGGGCGCCGAGGACATGGCGTCCGCTCAGCGCCTGGTCAGGTTGGCCGGGCTGGATGGCGAATACAGCGAGAATGAGAAGCGCCAGATCGAGCCGATCCTTCAGCGCGTCGAAGCTCGCCTCCACGGAATTCGGTCGGCCCTGGACCGCGAGGTGGCAGCATGACCGCCGTTCCGATCGATCACAGCCATCGCCGGCGCGAGGCCCAGCACCGCCGTACCCTGCAGCCCGTTCGCCGGCGCAGCCGCCCCGCGACCCGGACGGACTGGAAACCTCTGCCGAAAGCCGAGGCGCGCCGCCGCCTTCTTGCGCTTGAGCTCTACCAGGAGGGCCTCCGCAAGCCCGGCCAGCGCTGGGGCGCCAAGGGCACAATCAGTCACGGGGCGATCGGCCTCTATCGCCTGCTGCTGAACATGGCGGCCAAATACGGCGGCCGGGTCGAGCCGTCGGCCGCGTGGCTGGCCAAACAGCGGAACGTGCCGGTGCGCATGATCCACGTCTGGAAGGCTCAGCTGAAGGAGCACGGCTTCCTCGGCTGGATCCGGCGCTATGTCGAGACGGGTCGGGACGGCGTGCGGGGGCCTCAGGTCGAGCAGACGACCAATGCCTACTGGACGGCCCTGCCCAAGGCCGCCGCGGCCCTGGTGGCGAAGCTGCGGGTGCCGCCCTCGGCCGACGTCGACACGGCCCGCGAAGAGCGGTTCCTCGCGGCGCACCCTGAGCTCGCCGACCAGCTGGCGCGGGTGCGTGACGCCGGCGCCGACAAAATGGCCCGCCGCGACCGGTTCCGCCTGGAATGAACGTGAATGATCTGAGGGGTCAGAATCCGGACCTCAGATCTATAAAAGGGCGTCTCGCTGGTCGCGAGACGGCAAATTCCCAGGGATGAAAGGTGTCGCGCTGATCGCGCGACGCAGAATTTCCCGGATCGATGCCGCCAAAGGCGGCGAAAACACCCCAACCGACACCGGGGGCGCGTACACGCGCCCTCCGACCCACCCGCCATGCCACGGATGATCGGCCTCCGCCGCCACCTGCTTCCTCGGTCGCTGGCTCGGCGAAAGGGGAGGGGGTCGAGGATTTTGCCGAACGGCCAGGGGCAGCGCATTCCAGCCCGGCGGCGCCCCTCAAGGGCCTCAGGGTGCAAGGAAACGCAATGCGCGCGCACCCCGTCCCACGCCAACCCCAGCCGCGCCGGGCGGGCTCCAGAGGCCCTGTCAAGGGTGCAAGGAATTCGACACGCGAAGCCAGCGGGCGAGGTGGGGGGAAAAGCGCGGCCCTTGGGTGGGCGGCGCGCAAATGAGGGGATTATTAGTTGTAACCCATAAACTATCACCGGTCAACCCTGTAACCCAAAAAATGTTGGGCCGGGCCGTATTTTATGGCACACACATAGCCATGAGTGATCAGATCCAGCCCGGGAGGGGTCGCGGCCGCCCTGCGACAGGCCAAGTGCCGCACCTGAACCTTCGAGTGCCGGTGGCGCTCCAGGATCGACTATCAATCCTGGCTGAGAAGCGAGGGGTGCCACGGTCTGAGATCGGTCGGATGTGCCTTGAAATCGGTGCCCAGCATCTTGAGCGCGGTGACCGGGAATAGCCACGCGCTGGTCGCTCGCCGGCTCAAGGCGGACCGACGCCATAACCCTTCGATCGACACCAGGCGTAATAGTCGAGCGTGCACCTTCGAACGTGGACGCGCGGGGTGCCCCGCGCGCCACACCCTGTGCACGTGAAGCGATTGGCGACCTGGGCATAGGTCAGGTCCGGGTCAAACCTCCGAACAGCCTCTTCGGCCGACATCCTGGAATAGCGTCCGCACCAGCAGTGGATGTCGAGGCCAATCCCCATCTCGAGATCTGCTCGCATGGCGATGGTCATGGGCGTCCCCCTTTCCCGAGGTTCCGGCCGCGCCACCGACCCGCGAGGCTTGCCGCCGACGCAAAAAAAATTCAAGCGGAGTTGGCCCCGTTTTGTTCTCATCTGTGGGTGGCGTGGCCGGGCCAAGGCCCGGCCGCCTGGCCTAGTTCGTGATGATCACCTCGCCCGCCGGCTTCGCTCCCTTGCCTTGCAGGCTGTAGTGGGTGCCGACGCCCTCGATCTGGAAGCGCTCGAAGATCCGGCGCACCTCGGGCCGGTCATTGAGCGACAGGATGAACCGGCCCTTGAGGCTGGCCAGCTGCTCAGCCATCACCTCGAACTGGCCCTGGTCGAACAGGCCCGGGCCATAGTCCCCCTCACAGGCGAAATAGGGCGGGTCGAGGTAGAATAGCATTCCCGGCCGGTCGTAGCGCCGGATGAAGTCGGCCCAGTCGAGCTGCTCGATCACGACGGCCTCGAGGCGCCTGCCGGCAGCAATCAGGTCGGCCCCGACCTTCGACGCCTGGAATCGGCTTGGCCGATCGCGGCACATGCCGAAGTCCCGGCCGGTCACCTTCCCGCCGAAGGCCACCTTCTGCAGGAAGACGAACCGCGCCGCGCGCTGCAGATCCGTCAGATGCGTGGGATCCACGCGTTGTTCGCGGTCAAAGTCGGCCCGGCACTGCAGCTGCAGGCTGATCAGGTCGCATAGCGCGCCGGGGTGCGCCCGCATACAGCGGAACAGGTTGGCGACCTCTCCGGAGCGGTCATTGATGATCTCGCACTTCGGCCGGGAACGCCGACGAAAGAAGACGCCGCCCATGCCGATGAAGGCCTCGGCATAGGCCTCGTGCGGCGTGGCCTCGATAAGGGCGCACAGGCGCCGCGCCAGATTGCGCTTGCCGCCGATGTACGGGGCGACGGGGGAAACGGGGGTTACAGGCAGGAGGGTTGTTGCGTTCACGGACGACTCAATCACGGATAGCGCCCGCCGGTCAGGCCGGTGGCGGGGCAGAAGGGGGTGCACCCCTGGACGTGCTGAGTTCACGCTCGGCGGCTCGGGCGTTCCCGCGCCCGGCCCCCGCCTCTATCGAGCCGGGGACGGCGCCGGTCCAGCACATCGGCCCAGACCCCGGATAGCCCCTGCCGTTTGTGCCGTGCGGTGCCGACAAATGGCGGCGGTCACCGCTCCCTGAAACGCACGACCTCGACGCCCAGCCAGTCATTGATCGCCAGGAATCGCATCTGCAGGGGGATAATCTCGGCCCGATAGAAGACGGCCTCGGCCTTCTCGACGTCGCCGAACCCGCCCGCCGTCTGGGGGATAACGCCCAGCAGCTGGGGCGGCACCCGGTGCGCGGCCAGCACGTCGTCGCGCGTGGCGTTCTTGATGCCGACAAATTCGTCCTTAGCGGCCGCCTCGCCCGGGTGCAGGATCTGGATCGAGTCCTTCTTGCCGTTCGGCAGGTGCACGAACATCGACTTGAAATTGCCGACGCCCTTCGTGTTCTTCACCGCCGACTGGATCGTGGCCGCGTCCGCATCGCTCAGCCCGCCTTCGCCGACGTACAGGATGAAGCCGGCATGCGCCCCATTGATATAATACCTACGGCGAAACAGAGTCGCTGCCTCATTCAGGAAGGCTGACTGCAGCGCGCTCAGATAGTCGGGCACGCCATAGATCTCCTGGTCCAGGCTCGGCTGCTTCAGCTGCAGGACCGTGCCCTTCCGGAACCAGTGCTCCTTCAGATAGGCCGACAGGAAGACGAACGCCCCCGTCTCGACCCCGCGCCGCGTGTACTTGGCCAGGCTGTGACGCAGCGCCATCGGCCGATTGACCAGGTTGGTGACCTGTTCGACATAGCACTGGCCCATGACCAGATAATCGAGCGCCAGACCCTCAAACGTCTCCCGGCTCAGCATCGGATGCGGGATGAAGTCGCGCATCAGCTGGTTGACCTTCACCCGGAACGCGCTCGCGTGGTGCGAGGTCACATTCATGGCCCGCGACAGCACTGCCTGGTCGATCGGCGGCTGGTACCAGCGCCCGCCGGTGCCGGACACCTCCCAGCAGTCCAGGCACTCGATCAGGTCACGCCGGCTCAGCACCGGCTCGGCGTCCCCCAGGGCGAAGGCGGTGGCCGTGGGTGCCGAGGCCTCCAGGCCCAGGGGCGGGCCGCCGTGACCCTTCGCCGACGGCGTCAGCGACATGCGCGCGGCCATCGACAGCTCGCCGCGCTCCTCGGCCGGGATGGCTTCGACGCCATTTCGCGCGCGGGCGCGGGCCAGATGGCGGGCACGGGGCAGGGGGCTAGTCATGGGAGATCACCACGCGAGAGCTCGAGCCGCCGCCGATGGCGGCCTCGATGGGTTCATTGATCAGGGATTGGAACAGGGCCCAGGCCAGGTCTGCATGGCCGCTGTTCTTGGTGCGGCTGGCCTCATAGGTCACATGCCGGCCGGACGCCGTCATGGTGCGCCGGATCGACATCAGCGCGCCGAGCAGGTCCGTGAACCCGGCCGGGATCTCGATGCGATGTTTACATACGACGTCGAGCGCCTTGTAGACCATCTGGGTCTTCACGAACGGATCGTACTGGTGGCCGGTGGCCCGGGGGAAGAAGGTCTTCACCAGCTGGAAGACGGCATTGCCGATACCGGTCTTGTCGATGTCGATCTTGGTGACGTTGTAGCGCTGGGTGTACTGCCGGATCACCTCGGCCTGCTCGGTGAAGTCGCTGCCCTTGAACTGCCGACGCTCCAGAACGCGGAACTTGCCGCCCGGCGTCCGCGGCGGCGCCAGCACGATCAGGCCCGCAGCGTCGGCGTTCTCACCGTCCCCGTTCGGGTCATAGGACAGCCAGACCTCACCATCATACGGCTTGCCGAAGCCCAGAGTGATCCGCACGTGGTCAACGTCGGGCCAGACGTCTTGCTCGTCGACCATGCAAGGCGTCAGGATCGTCATCGGGAACACCGACAGGGTGTCGTCGACGAACTGGCACATCAGCAGATTGGCGAACTCGGGGCCCGAGTACTCGTCGCGCAGCTCCTCGATGTCGAACAGGTCGTTGCCGCCCCGCTCCGCATCCTCGATCGTCACCGTCTGGCGCCAGATGCGGTCGGGTAGCAACAACCCGTCCTTGGTCGCCTTCCAGGTGGTGTCGAAATCGACGCGGCGATCCTTCGGCCGCTTCTTGTTCCACTCCTGGCCGGTCCAGAACTGATAGGCCTCGTGCGTGACCGAGCTCGGTGCCGAAAAGAAGGTCTTCCGGTACCGCTTCTGCATCGCCATGCCCGAGGCGACCTTCTTCAGTACCTGGAAGCCGAAGACCCAGAAATATTCGTCGAAGTAGAAGTCGCCGTGATAGCCCTGCGCCGTGCGCGCATTGGTGCCCAGGTAATAGAGGGTCGGCTGCTCCAGGGGCCGCCCGTCCTCCGCCTCGCCCCGGTCGATCAGGATCGGATCGCCGCTCAGCTCGACGCCGATCGTCTCCATGACGAACGCCCGCACATAGCCGCGGGCGATATGGGCCTGGCTCTTGGAGGCCGACAGCCAGATCTGGTTCTTGCCGGTCTCGAGCGCGACGATCAGCTTCTCGAGCGCGAAATAGTAGGACGCCCCGATCTGCCGGCTCTTCAGGATGTTGCGGCTCCGCAGCTCGCGCTTTGACCACCACCCCGCCTGGTAGTCGAACAGGATCTCCAGGAACCGCGCCTTCAGGATCTCGGCCTGGTCCGGCGTGATTCGGTTGCGCTCGGGCTTCTTCTTCGGCCCGGCGTTACGATTGGCGATCTTGGGGTTCAGGTCGGCTTCATTGCCGCCGCCCTCAAACTTGCGGATCCGCGCGAAGCGCTCGGCCTGGCGGCCCAGCAGGTCCAGCTCCTTGAAGTCCAGGCCGGACTTCCGGTCCTTCATCGCGACGGCGATATAGCGGGCCTCGGTCACCCCCTCCATGCGCTCGAGCGAGCTGGCCTTGTCCCACTCCTCGCGCGCCTTCCAGCTGGCGATCGTGCCCTCGGGCACACCCATCAGCTCGGCGATGTCGCACAGCCGCCAGCAGGCCCAATAGAGGAATTTGGCCGCGCGCCGAGCGTCCAGCATGGCCGCGACCGGAAACCCGAACCCGCTGTTCGCAGCCAGCATCGCCCCGAGGTCGTCGGGACCGCCGTCGGGTGCTCCTTCTGCTTTCTGGGGCCGCTGTTTCATCGGGGCGGACGCTAACCGCGCGCGCGCGGCGGCCCTTCGCCTCCCTGTTGTCAGCACCGCACGGCACAACAGCCCCGCCTTGAGAAGGCGCGCCGCATCGCGGTGATCTGCGGCCCGATCAGTCCGCGCCGCATCCGGCGCTTCGAACGCCCATCACCCGAGGCCCCGATGTCCGATACGACCGCTCTGTCGACCCCCAAGTCCAAGTTCTTCCGTGTCGCCGTCGAAGGGTCGACCGCCTCGGATGGCCGCACCATCGAGCGGAACTGGCTGCTCGAGATCGCCGCCAGCTACAACCCGGCGACCTTCGGCGCCCGGGTCAATATGGAGCACATCAAGGGCTATTCGGCCGAGGGCCCCTTCATCGCCTATGGGGACGTCCTCGCGGTCAAGACCGAAGAGGTCGAGATCGAACTGGCCGGCAAGACCGAAAAGCGCCTGGCCCTGTTCGCCCAGATCGACCCGACCGATCAGTTGATCAAGTTCAACAAGGCCCGCCAGAAGATCTACACCTCGATCGAGGTCGAGCCGAACTTCGCCGGCACCGGCAAGTGCTACCTGATGGGCCTGGCCGTCACCGACAACCCGGCCAGCCTGGGCACGGAGGCCCTGAAGTTCACCGCCAAGGCGGACAATACCTTCGCCCAGCAGCTGAAGGCCGAACTCGATGCGCGCAAGCAGCACGCCACCAGCCTGTTCTCGGCCCTGATCGACACCACTATCGAATTCGAAACCGCCCCGAACGCCGCGACCGAGTCCGCCCTGGACAAGGTGCTGGCCAAGTTCTCGGCCCTGCTGGACGGCAAGAAGCCCGAGCCGACCCCGCCGCAACAGCCCGAAACTCCGCCCGCTGATCCGAGCGCTGCCATGATGCAGGGCTTCACCGCCCTGGTCGGCGACATGGCCGCCGCCATGAAGGCTGACCGAGAGGCCATGGCCACCCAGCACCGCGCCGACATGGCCCGGCTGCAGAGCGAATTCGCCGGGCTGAAGGCCACGATCGAGCGCACCCCGTCCGACACCTACACCCGCCGCCCCGATGCCACGGGCGACAACAACGAGCAGGTCGACTTCTAACCCGCTCCGCTCCGCCACCCAGACCGCCCCCTCCAGCCTGAACGCTCACACCGGAACCGAACCATGCGCAATACGACCCGCGTCGCCTACAACAACTGGCTGGACCAACAGGCCCGCATCAACGAGGTCGACGGCCAGACCGTCCGCAGCGAGAAGGCCTTCACGGTCGCCCCGTCGGTCCAGCAACGCCTGATCGAAAAGCAGCAGGAATCGTCCGCCTTCCTCAGCTCGATCAACATCGTGCCGGTGCCCGAGCAGTCGGGCGAGAAGATCGGCCTGGGCATCGGCTCGACGCTGGCTGGCCGCACCAACACCGACGCCAACGACCGCGCGACGCAGGACCCCACCACCCTCGACAAGGATGGGTTCCTGACCAAGCAGACCAACTCCGACACTCACGTCAGCTACGCCAAGCTCGACCTGTGGTCGAAGTTCCCGAACTTCCAGCAGCGCCTGTCCGGCCAGGTTGTCCAGCAACAGGCCCGCGACCGCATCATCATCGGCTTCAATGGCACCTCGGCTGCGGCCCAGACCGATCGCGTCGCCAACCCGCTCCTGCAGGATGTCAATGTCGGCTGGTGCGAGAAGATCCGCGTGAACAAGCCGACCCACGTCTTCGACGAGGGCGGCACTGAAGCTGGCCTGATCATCATCGACCCCGCCGGCAATGGCGACTACCGGAACCTCGACGCCCTGGTCTATGACGCCATCCACTCCTTCCTCCCGGCCTGGGTGCGGGCGGACACGGCCCTCGAGTGCCTGGTCGGCGACGGCCTGCTGCACGAGAAGTACTTCCCGATGGTCGACCAGGAAGAGAAGCCGACCGAGCGTCTGGCCCTCGACGTCCTGATGTCCAAGAAGCAGCTCGGCGGCCGTCCGGCCGGACGCGTGGCCTACATGCTCGAGAACGGCATCCTGATCACGCCGCGCAAGAACCTGTCGATCTACGAGCACGAGGGCACCCGCCGGCGCACCGTGGTCGACAACGCCAAGCGCAGCCGGATCGAGACCTACGAGTCGGTCAACGAGGACTACGTGGTCGAGGATCACGACTGGGCCCTGCTGATCGAGAACATCCAGTTCGGCCCGACGCCGGCGCCCTAAGCCGGCGCCTCGCTGAACCTCGCCCGTCCACTCCAGGAGCTGATCCGTGAAGTCCGTCGCTGCCCTCGCCCGTGAAAAGGCCGAAGCCCGCAAACAGGCCGAGATCGAAGCCGCCACCCAGGCGGCCGAAAAGGCGCGGACGCGCAAGAAGCCCCGACCGGTGCCGGCCTTCATGCCCGAGGTCACTGTCGAGGCGCCCCGCCGCCCGCGAGTGCTGTCGGCCGCGGCGCAGCGAAAAGCCTTCCTGATCGCGGCCAGCGCCGGGCGAGTGCTCGCCGCGGGGGGCGTCAACGTTCAGGCCATGGCCGAGAACGACAACGACTCGAACCGCAGCGAGCGCGAGCGGGAAGCGGCCAAGGTCATGCTGCAGCTGCAGGAGGATCAGCGGCGCCTGAAGGACATCCAGTCCATCGAGCGCAAGATCGCCCTGAAGGCCGAGCTCCTGCCCGGTTACGCCGGCTGGATCGATGGCATGATCAAGGCCGGCAAGGCCTCGGCCTCGCCGCTGGACCAGGTCTTCACCGCCCTGATGGCCTGGCGCATCGACACCGGCGACATCGAGGGCGCCATGCCCATGATCGAGCACGCCCTGCTGAACGGCCTGGCCATGCCCGACCGCTTCAAGCGCGAGACGCCGGCCTTTGTGGTTGAGCAGGTCTCCGAGGCTGCCATCCGTGCCTATGAAGCGGGCGAGGACGCCGCGCGGGCCTTCCCGGCCGCCGTCCTGCCCGCGATCGAGGACCTGATCGAACTCGTCGATGCCGACATCCACGACGAGATCAGCGCCAAGCTGCACCGCGCGCTCGGCATGGCCATCCTCGCGGGCGCCAAGGAAGACGACGCCGACGACCTGACCGCGCGTCAGGGCCAGGCGTTGCGCTGCTATCAGCGCGCCCTGCAGCTCGACGAAAGGGTCGGCGTCAAGAAGCCGATCACCCAGCTGCAGAGCGCCCTCAAGAAGGCCGGCGCGCTGCCCGAGAATTCACCAGAGGCCCAGACCCCGCCCGAGCAGGGCGGGGCAGGCGCCTGACACCTTCGCCCCCCGGCGCTCGGCGGCGGGACCGGCAGACGACGGCGTCCCCAATCCGTCCATCGTCGCGCCGGTCCCCCACCGCCGTAAACCGGGCCTTCCTCCCGCCCGTGTGACCCATGTCCGGCTTTGTCTTCAACCCTCCGAACTCGGACACCGAGCCACCGGCGCCGCCCCCGGCGGCCGATGCGGTCATGTTCGACGGCTGGTGGCCGAACATGAACATCACCGCCGTCCGGGACGCCATCCGCATCGACACTACGGTGACGCCTGATCGACTGCGCGACGCTGTTCGCCAGGCGATGCTCGACGTCGCCGCTGCGCTGGCCGACTGGCGCGTCGATCAGGAGGCGGCCGGTTACACGAGCCTCGCGGCCGTGCCGGCCCGGATCATGGTGGACGGCGTCAGCGACTACGTCATGCGCTTCAATCGCGCGGTCTATTCAGTCGTCGGCGCTGATCTGGCCGAGCGTCAGATCGGCTCGCGTCTCACCTCGGCCGGCGCCGATCGGGCCGAGGAACTGTCGGCCGACATCGACATCCACACCCGCAACGTCGCCTGGGCCGTCCGGGACTTCCTCGGTCGGCCGCGGGTCATTGCAGAGGCGCTGTGATGGCGCGTCTGGCAACATCCATCCGCGTCGAGGCCGAGGCTGGCGAGACCGTCGACGCCTTGGTCTATCGCGTTCTCGGCAAGGGATCGCCTGCCGTGGAGCAGGTGCTCGACGCCAACCCGAACCTCGCCGACCAGGGCCCGATCCTGCAGGCCGGCCAGGGCATCGTGATCCCCGCGGCCGCGACCCTCCCGGCCACCCCGCCAACGATCAATCTGTGGGACTGATATGACCGCGCATCATCCGCAGCCGATCAATCCGCCGATCAACTGGTCCAAGGTCGCCTTCCTGTGGGCCGCCTCGATCACCGTCGCGGGCTGGGTCTTCTTCGGTGCCCAGGGCGAGCAGCGCCTCAAGACGCTCGAGGCCCGCACCCAGCCCCTGGCCAATGGCGACCTGGTGGCAGTCCAGCGCGACGTCGCGTGGATCCGCGATCGCCTCGAGCGAGAGCCGTCATGATCCGGATCAAGCCCGGCCAGCTGTTCGCCCTGCTGAAGGCCCTGCCCATGATTCGCTTCGCCCTGATGCTGGGCGGCGGGCTGGTGGCGACGGCTCTGGCCGCGCATGTCCAGGCCTGGCTCCTTCACGGTCGCTTCCCCGACGCCGAGACCGTCTGGCTGGCCCGCATTCAGGGCGCCACCTGGATGGGGCTGGCCAGCACCGCCATCGTCGCCCTCGTCATGGTCACCCTGGCCTTCGGCCGCGCCGGCCGCGTCGGCGTCAAGGCCGGTGGCGTCGAGCTCGACGTCGATTTTGACCGGGAAGACCCGGCCCCTTCAAAGGACACCTGACGATGAAGACCATCAGCCTGCTCGTGGTCCACTGTTCGGCCACCCCCGCCGTCCGCGACATCGGCGTCGCCGAAATCCGCGCCATGCACAGGGCCAAGGGCTGGCGCGACGTCGGCTATCACTACGTCATTCGCCGCGATGGCACGGTCGAGAAGGGCCGTCCCGAAACAGTCATGGGCGCGCACGTCCAGGGCCACAACGCCAATAGCCTCGGCATCTGCATGGTCGGCGGCGTGAAGCCCGACATGACGGCCGAGACGAACTTCACGCCGGACCAGTACGCCGCGCTCGAGCAGCTGCTGGGCACCCTGACCACGCGCCATCCCCGCGCCCGGGTTTGCGGCCACCGCGACCTGTCGCCTGACCGCAACGGCAATGGCCGGGTCGAGCCGGGCGAGTGGGTCAAGGCCTGCCCGACCTTCGACGTCGCGGCCTGGTGGGCCGAACGTAAGGGCTCGCGCTGATGTTCGCCCAGCTCCACAAGGCCGTCTCAGTCGTCGTTCTGGCCCTCCTGGTATTGGTCCTGATCATCGCAGCGGCCACCTTCGTGGTCGACCACGGTTTCACTCCGGGGCTTATCGTCGCCGGCATCTGCTGGTTTGTCTGGGTCCGGTTCTTTTTCGACCCCGGCGTCTATGGCGAGCGGGCTATCATCGCCCCGATTGGCGGCATTGTTCTGGCGATTGGCCTGGTCATCGGCCTCCTGATCCGGATGGCCCCGTCGTGAAGCTGCCCGACGTCTCGCGCTTCACTCTGGTCCACGGGATCCTGATCGCCGGCGCGCTGATCTGTTTTGCCGTGGCCGGCGTCCAGATCCTCGGCGGTCTCGGTTTCCGATGGGATCCGTTCAACGCGGCCGAGCATCGGGCCGAGGTGGCCGAGGGCAAGGCGGCCGTCGCCACGGCCGACGCCGGCGCCCGATCGGCCGAGGCCTCCGGGGCCCGCCAGACCACGCGCCTGGTCGAACAGGCGGCCGCCGACCGCGAGGCCGCCGATGCGGTCGCCCACGATTTTGCCCTGCAACGAGAGGCCCAGGCCGATGACTCGATTCCTCTTCCTGACGGTGGCGCTGGTCTGCGCGATAGCTGGCAGCGGTTGTGCGAACTTCGCCCGGCCGTCTGTGCCGGTCACGGTGACGCCGCCGCGGCGCGAGATGCCGGAAAGCGCCCGCCGCCCGTGCCGGCTCCCGGTCCTGCCGGATGAACTGACCGTCGACACGGTCGAGCAGACCCTCGTGCACGCCGGCGTCGCCCTCGTGAAGTGCGACATCGCTCGCCAGACCGCCGTCGACGTCCACGACGGCGAACATGCCGACGAGGATGATTGGCTGCGCGAGCTAGGGGTTGAACCGTGAAGAAGCCGAATTCGCTTCGGGCATACCTGGCGGAGAGCCTGGATCCGCGCCACGGGGTCAAGACCGACCCCTATCGTCTGCACATGGTCGCCACCGATCTCGGCATCTTCGCGTCGGCCCGGCCGGGGCAGGCGTTCGAGTATCGCTACACGCTCGAGCTGGCCCTCCTGGACTTCGCGGGTGACCCGGCCGAGATCACGGTCCCCTTGATGCTCTGGATCCAGCGTTGGCAGCACGACCTGATCAGCAGTCCGGAGGCCACGGCGCGGGGCATCAATCTCACCGTCGAGATGCTGAGCGCCGACAAGGTCGACGTCCACATCGATCTCAAACTGACCGAGTCTTATCGGATCGAGGCCCGCCCTGGCGGCGGCCACGATGTGGTGTACCTCGAACCTCCGGAACCGCTGGCCTTCGCGGACGGCCCGCCGCTGCACATCGTCTACCTGGACGGCGCGGTCATCGCCCGCTGTGAGGCCCACCCCGAGGTCACCTGATGGCCGAGGATCTGGCCCAGCTGCATGATATCGCGGCGGCCTGTCTGGCCGCGCTCGACCCGCCCGCCCGCGGGCGCCTGCTCAAGCGTCTTTCGGGGGATATCCGCCGCGTCCAGCAGCGTCGCATGGCTACCCAGAAGGCACCGGACGGGTCCAGCTGGCCCAAGCGCAAGCCGCGCCGCGACATGAAGCCGGCCACGCGGCCGGTGCGCTTTCTGTACCCGTCCGGTGGATCTGGCGAGCCGCGCTTGGTCGACATGCGTAGCTGGCGCCAGCAGGGCAAGATGATGATCGGCTTCGACCGCGAGGCCGACGGCCTTCGCACCTTCAAGAAGTCCAGGGTGATCCGCTGGATCACGCCTGAAGGTCAGGCCGATACCTCTATGGATGCCTCCGCAGCCCGTAGCGTGCAGGGTCGGGTGCGGCGGCGGGCCCAGCCGATGTTCCGGGGGCTGCGGTCCAGTCGCTGGCTCAAGGCAGGCGCGGACAGCGAGGCCGCCTGGGTCGAGTTCACCTCGCGCGCGTCGCGCATCGCCCGCGTTCACCACGACGGCGGCCGGGATCAGGTCGCCCCGGGCGGGCCAGAGATCGATTATCCCAGGCGGGAGCTGATCGGCTTCGCGCCATCAGACGAAGCGATGCTCCTGAACGCCTTCATCGATCATGCCGGCGACGCCCTCGGATGGGGTCGCCGGGCCGGGCGCTAGCCCGCAGCCGCGACTTCCCCGCTACATTTGTCAGCACCGCACGGCACAACAGCGCCCGGTCGCCAGCCCCCTGCCCGGGCGGTGACAACGGAGGCCCGCTTGTGACCTAGAGGTTTCCGTCCGTGTCTGTCCTCGCCGGCCAGGTCAGCGGCTCGACCGCCGTCAACCTGTCCAAGCTGCCCTTCCCGAAAGTCGTCGAGGCGCTGTCCTTCGACGCCATCGTGGCCGAGGCCAAGCAGCTGCTGATCGACGCGATGGCCGAGGACAGCCCGGAGGCCGGCGCCGCCATGGCCCAGGTGCTGACCCTGCCGTCCGAGCCGCTGGTCAAGATCATCCAGATCTTCGCCTATCGCGAGCTCGGCTTGCGCCAGCGCGTCAACGACGCCGCCCGGGCAGTGACGATCGCCTATGCCGTGGGGTCTGACCTCGATCACCTGGTCGCGCTGCTCGGCGTGGAGCGCCTGGTCATCGTGCCGGCGTCCGGCGACGGCCTCGTCCCGGCCATCATGGAAGACGACGACGCCCTGCGCCGGCGCGCCCTGCTCGCGCCTGAGGCCTATTCCGTGGCCGGGCCCGAGGGCGCTTATGTGTCGAAGGCCCTCGACGCTTCCGGCGATGTCCTGGACGCCAGCGCCACCAGCCCGTCACCGGGCCAGGTCTTGGTCACGGTCCTGTCCCGCCTCGGTGACGGCGTGCCGGACCAGGCCCTGCTGGACGCGGTCGAGGCCTATGTCTCGGCCGAGGACGTCCGTCCCCTGACCGATCAGGTCACCGTCGCCGCGGCCGAGGTGCTGACGTTCGGGGTCGAAGCCACACTGACCACCTTCGCCGGGCCGGACGCCTCGGTCGTTGTGGCGGAAGCGTTGGCGCGGCTCGACGCCTATTTGGCGGCCTGCTTCCGGCTCGGCCGCGACGTCACGCGTTCGGGCATCATTGCGGCTCTGTCGCCCGAAGGCGTCCAGGACGTCGACCTGGTGTTGCCCGCTGCCAATGTCGTCGTAACCCGTACCCAGGCGGCGCGCTGCACATCGATCGACGTCACCCACGCGGGCCTCGGGGAATAGGCATGCCCCTCGTCCGCGACAGCCAGTGCCTGGCCCCTGAGAATTCCACCGCGCTCGAGCTGGCGCTGGAGCGCCTGACGCGGCGCCTTGATGCCGTGCCGGTGCCGCTGCGCGATCTCTGGCGCCCCGACACCTGCCCGATCGAGCTCCTGCCCTGGCTGGCCTATGCCCTGTCGATCGACAGCTGGAATCCGACCTGGCCGGAGGGCGTCAAGCGCGCCGTCGTCGCGGCCGCCATCGAGATCCAGCGAAAAAAGGGCACCGCCGCCTCGGTCCGCCAGGTGGTCGCAGCCTTCGGCGGTCAAATCGCGCTGCGCGAATGGTGGCAACAGGATCCCCCGGGCGACCCCTACACCTTCGACCTGGTGCTGACCCTGAACGGGGAGGGCGGTCAGCCGGCCACGGCCCGCTTCGTCGAGGAAGTCATCGGCGAGGTCGCCCGGACCAAGCCCGTGCGCGCGCACTTCACCTTCACCCAGGGCCTCTCGGCCCAGGGCGGACTTGGCACGGCCGCCGCGGCGCGCGTGGCCGACTACGTCCGCCTGCAGCTTGAGGCCGCCTGATGCCCGGATTGCCGATCACCATTACCGACGCGGGCCGCGCGGCCCTGATCAATGCCCAAAACACCGGCACCAACGCGCTGACGATCAACGAGATCGCCCTGACGTCCTCGAATATGGAGGGGGCGAACTTCGCGGCCATGACGGCCCTGCCGACCGAGCTGAAGCGTCTGACCACCTTCTCGGGCGACGTGGTCGCGGCCGACACCCTGCACCTGACGATCCGCGACGAGTCGATCCAGTCCTATTCGATGCGCGGCTTCGGCCTGATCCTGTCCGATGGCACCCTCTTTGCCGTCTATGGCCAGGCCGCGCCCATCGTCCAGAAGTCGACGGCCTCGATCATGCTGCTGGCGGTCGACGTGGTGCTGGCCAGCCTGACCACGGCCATGATCGAATTCGGCAATACCGACTTCATCAATCCCCCGGCGACTGTCGACCAGGCGGGCGTCATCAAGATCGCCACCCAGCCCGAGGTCGACGCCGGCGTGCGGAGCGACGTCGCGGTCCCGCCGTCGCGTCTCAAGGTGCTGCTGACGGCCCTGCTGGGGACGAAGGCCGACGTGGCGCACAGCCACGATGCGGGCCATGTCACCTCCGGGACTTTCGACGTCGCCCGCATCCCGGATCTGGTGATGGGCAAGATCACCGGTCTGGCGGCGGCCCTGGCCGGAAAGTCAGACACGGGGCACACCCACGACGCCGCCGCCGTCACGGCGGGCATCTTCAACGTCGCGCGCATTCCGGATCTGGCCATGTCCAAGATCACCGGCCTCGCGGCGGCCCTGGCCAGCTACCTGCCCAAGGTGGCGGGCACCTCGACCTTCCTTGAGACGATCACCACGGGCCTCAGCATATCGGCTGCGCAAGGCGCCGCAGGGCCGGGTGGCTGGGTCCGCAGCTTCAGCATCGGCGCGGGCACGACGGAAAGCTATCGCGCTCACTTCGGCAGCCAGGGCGGTGTTAGCGGGCCCGCCTATGCCTACGTCGCCCTGTCGACCAGCCTTGGTCACAATGAGCTGAACGCCATCCGGGTCTATCCGACCTATGCGGCCTGGGGCACCAACCCGTTCTGGCACTCCGGGAATTTCGATCCCGCGACCAAGGCGGCCGCCATCCACTCCCACGACTGGGCCCAGGTGACCGGCAAGCCGGTCCTGCTGCAGTTTGTCAGCTCGCTCGCGGCCTCGGGCTCCGACCTCAATCTCTGCGTCACGCCCGGCTTCTACCGGCAGCCGCTGCACGCCGGCGCGACCGACGGCGCCAACTATCCAATCGGTGCGGCCGGCATGATCGAGGTGCTGGCCCAGGGCGACCAGATCGAGCAGCGCTACACCCGTACAGCCAGCGGCGATGTCTTCCACCGAGGCTCTATCGGTGGCGCCTGGTCGGCCTGGCGGAAATTCTGGGACAGCGGGAACTTCGACCCCAACTCCAAGGCGGACGCCGGTCACACCCACGCTTGGGGCGAGATCACCGGAAAGCCGCTGACCTTCACGCCTTCGGCCCACACCCATGCGATCGGCGACGTCACCGGTCTGCAGGCATCCCTGGACGCCAAGCTCGACGCCACGGCCTATTCGCTGATCAGCCAGGCCGAGGCCGAGGCCGGCACCGCGACGACTGTCCGCTACGTCTCGGCCCTGCGTATCCGTCAGGCGATCGCTGTCTATGCCTCGCCGCTCGGACACGCCCATGCCTGGGGCGAAATCAGCGGCAAGCCGGACTACTTCGCCCCGGCGCCCCACACCCACGCGATCGGAGACGTCACCGGCCTGCAGGTCGCGCTCGATGCCAAGCTGGCTTCCAACGCCTATAGCCTGATCAGCCAGGCTGAGGCCGAGGCCGGCACGGCGACGACCGTTCGCTACTTCACCGCCCAGCGGGTTCGCCAGGCCGTCGCCGCCTATGCCTCGCCCCTCGGCCATGCCCACGCCTGGGGCGAGATCACCGGCAAGCCGTCGACCTTTACGCCTTCGGCCCACACCCACGCCGCAGGCGACGTCACCTCGGGTGTCTTCGATATTGCCCGCATCCCGAACCTGACGTCTGCCAAGATCACCGACCTGCTCGATCTGGTCTGGCCGGCTGGGGAGCTTCATCTCTTCGACCAGGCCGCGGTCCCTGCCGGCACTCGCTGTTTGGTCGCCAATGGCGCCGTCGTCTCGCGCACCACCTATGCCCGGCTGTTTGCCGCGATCGGGACCCGCTATGGCGCCGGCGACGGGGCGACCACCTTCCAGATCCCGGACTGGCGCGGCCTGTTCTTCCGGGGTCTCGACAATGGCCGCGGGCTGGACCCGGGCCGCGCGCTGGGGACGGGCGGTTATCAGGCCAGCCAGAACCTGCAGCACCGGCACTCCATCGCCGCGCGCAGCTCGACGGGGTCGAACGACAACTACGTCGAGGACGGCGATTCCGATGGCACCGCGCGCTCGATGTTCACCGGTTACGAGGGCGGGTCCGAAGCCCGCCCGGTCAACGAGGCCCTCCTGGCCTGTATCTCCTACTGAGGCGCCCGATGCTGATCTATCACTACGATCCCGAGACCGGCCTCTATCGCGGCGCCGGCATGGCCGAAGCGGACCCCATGGAGCTCGAGCTGGCGCGAAACGCCGTGCACGACCCGTTGGCGGCGGCCGCCCACGCCGCCTATTCGACCGCTTATCATGGCGCCATGGCCGACTTCGCCAACGCCCCGCGCGTGACGCTCGACCAGCTGGCCCTGGCCGAGCAGGATCTGGACGCTGCGATCGGGCAGGCCATGCAGATCCGCGACGCCGCCCTTGCCGATGCGAGGGCTGCGGCGGCCCGGGTGCAGCCCGAGCACTGGCTGATCCCGGCCAGCGCCACCCAGGAGCCGCCGCCCGCCTTCGGCTTCCACGAGGAAGCGGTGTTTCAGGACGGGACCTGGACGGTTCGAGCGGCGTCCACCGAAGACGATGATGCGGACCTCGAGCCCGACGTGGCCTTGCTGGCGCACGCTGTGCGCACCGACCGAACCCGCCGCATCGCCCGGGTCCGTTGGCTGGTTGATCGTCACCGTGACGAGCTTGCCCTCGGCATCACCACCACCCTGACGCCAGAGGACTATCGCTCCGTCCTAGAGCACATTCAGGCGCTGCGGGACGTCCCGGATCAGGCGAGCTTCCCGCACACCATCAGCTGGCCCGAGCTGGACGAAAGCCTGACCACCACGGGCTGACCGCCTTTTGTGCCGTGCGGTGCTGACAACACCGCGCCCCTGCGATGTTGCGCGTGCTGCGCCATCGTCCGCAGCCTATGACCCGCCCCGCCATCCCACGTCCGGCCGCTGACTCCGATCGCCTGATCGGCTCGCTTCTGCGCGTCGGCCTCGTCCAGTCGGTTGATCTTGAGGCGGGCAAGGTCGTGGTGACCATGGGCGAACAGACCACTCCGCCGATCGACTGGCTGATGGCGGTCGGCGACACCACCATCTGGATCCCGCCGACGGCCGGCCAGCAAGTCCTGGTGATCGCCCCCGAAGGCGACATCGAGCAGGGCATGGTGCTGAACGGCCTGCCGTCCTCGGCCTTCGCACCCTTGTTCCTCGGCCTGAAAAACGCCATCCGCTTTCAGGACGGTGCCCAGGTTTCCTACGATCCGGAGGGCCAGCACCTCGAGGTCGAAACGCCCGGCCGCGTGACCATGACCGCCCCGGGCGGCGTCACCATCGTCGGCGATACCACCATCACCGGCAACGTCTCGATCGATGGCGACACCGCTATCACCGGCAACACCGTGGTCGACAAGAAGGTGACCGCCAAGGAGGACGTCGTCGTCGACGTCGCCGGCGCACCCAAGAGCCTCAAGTCGCACGTCCACACCGGCGGCACGATCTCCGGCAAGACGGGGGCACCGGTATGACCGGGATGTCGCGCACCACGGGCCGCGCCCTCGACAGTCGCAGCGCCGCACACCTCGAGCAGTCGATCGGCGACATTCTGACCACGCCCGAGCGCAGCCGCGTGATGCTGCGCCCCTATGGCTCGCGCCTGCCCGATCTGGTCGACCAGCCCGACAACCCCCGCACCCGCCTCGCCATCTATGCGGCGACGGCCATGGCGCTCCTGAGGTGGGAGCCTCGCGTGCAGCTGACGCGCGTGACGCTCGAGCGCCCGCGCCCGGGCGCCCTTCACCTGCGCATCCTCGGCCGGCGCGTGGATCTGCCCCGGCCCGAGGGCTTCGACTTCGCCTATCCGCTTCACCCCGCTCCGTCCGCCGCCTGATCGCCCTGATCGCCTCCTGCTCGACCTGAAGGAACTCCCATGGCCCTGACCCCTCTCACCCACGGCGTCGCCATCACCGCCGCCGCCCTTGGCGCGGTCGCCCTGTTCGTCAATCCCCTGTCCGTCTGGGGTATCGTCGCCACGGCGCCGGACGCGGTCGGCCTCGATCTCAACACTCCGATCCTGGTCCAGGACCTTGAGGCCACCATCGCCGCGGCCGGCGAGGCCGGGACCGCCTCGCGCGCGCTTCGCGCCATCGCTGACTTCGGCCGCTCGACCGGCGTCCTGATCCTGGTCGAGGAAGGAGAGGGGGCCGACCCCGAGGACATCGCGGCCGACCAGGCGGCGAACGTCATTGCCGGGCTCCAGAAGCTGCTGCTGGCCGAGCAGGCCGTGGCCGTGCGCCCGCGCATCCTGGCCGCGCCCGGTCTCGACGACGCGGCCGTCACCGCGGCTATGGGCGTCGTCGCTGCCCAGCTGCGGGCCATGGCCTATGCCCGCGCCATCGGCGCCACCCCGGCCGAGATCTACACCTACCGCCAGACCTATTCGACGCGCGAGCTGATGCTGATCGATGGCGACTTCAACGCCTTCGACGCCCTGGCCGAGGCCGAAGTGGTCAGCTTCGCCACCGCCCGGGCCGTGGGCG